GATCTGTATTAGGTTATGGTGGATCAGAAGTATTTCCTAAACAAAGAGAATTAAAATCAAAAGATGATACAGGAAACTTTTTAAATTTACCATATTTTAATTGTGGTCAAACAACAAGATACGCCTTTATGGAGGATGGTGAAGCTGCTAGTATAGATGCTTTTTTTGAACTCTACGAAAGATATAAACAACAAGACATCAAAAAAATAGAAGTTAAAAGACCGGAGACTCCATACTCTGATGGACCACCATGTATTGAACTAATGGCAGAAAATAAAATTGGTGAAGGTGGTAGAAACAATGCACTATTTCATTATGGTGTGTATGCAAAATCTAAATGGCCAGATAATTGGAAATCAAAAGTAATAGTATTCAATGAGACTGCAATGGAACAACCATTGTCAGACACAGAAGTAAATATAATTACAAAACAACACGATAAAAAAGAATGGGGCTACAAATGCAATGACCAGCCTATGTGTAGTCTATGTGATAAAAAATTATGTAAGACAAGAAAGTTTGGTATAGGTCAAGAACCTGTATTTCCAAATCTAACAGATTTACAAGTAGTTAACTTAGAAGAACCTTATTACTACATGAATGTAGATGGAGATAGATTGTACTTAGACTCAGCAAAACATTTAGCTAATCAAGTTTTATTTCAAGAAGAATGTATTAAGCAATTAAGAATAAATCCACCAACAGTTAAAACAAATGATTGGAAAAAAATTACTAGTACATTATTAACTAATGCAGAGATTACAGAACCTGCAGAAGGTACAAGCACCAAAGATATATTAAATAATTATTTAGAAGATTATTGTGTAAACAGAATACAGAAAGACGACTACGAAGACTTACGTAATGGTGGTACTTATACCAAAGATGGTTTTCATCATTTTGTATTTGATAACTTCTTTAATAATTATTTATCAAGAAAACATTGGAGAGTTCCATATCAAAGAACATCACAGATGTTAAAAGATGATCTAAACTGTACAACTAAACGTGTAGGTAAAACAAAACTATCTGTATTTGTTGTAGTTAGATTCGATAAAAAAACAGAAACATATAAACCAAAAACATTTAAAAAGGATAACTACTAATGAAACATGTAATATACGGACCACCAGGTACAGGTAAAACACACACACTACTAGGACACATAGAAAAATTTTTAGCTAATACACCACCGGATAAGATCGGTTATTTTACATTTAGTAAGAATGCTGCACAAGAAGGTAAACAAAGAGCAGTAGATAAATTTAAACTTTCATTTAACGATGTACCTTACTTTCAAACCCTACATTCATTTTGTTTTAATCAACTAGGAATAAATAGAAACCAGGTAATGCAATCAAAGCACTACAAAGAACTATCAGAAAAGATGCAAATAGAATTAGAAGGTGTAAGACAAGATGAAGACTATGAAGGTGTGTTCTATTCTCCGGATCCATACATACAATTAATAAACTTAGCGCGATCGAAAGAAATGGACCCAATAAAATTTTATCATTTAAACAACAACTCAAAAATACAATTAAGTAAATTAGAAATTATAGTTGAAGAGCTGGAGAACTACAAAAAACAAAATGGTTTAATTGATTTTCCAGACATGTTGGATAAATTTATAGCAAGTGGTGAAGCACCAAAACTTAGAGTTATGTTTGTGGATGAAGCACAAGATTTAAGTTTAGTACAATGGAGATTAGTTAAGAAGATAGAAGAAAAGTGTCAAGACTCATACATATCAGGTGATGATGACCAGGCCATATACAGATGGAATGGTGCACATGTTAATACGTTTATAAATTTAGAAGGTGAGAGAACGGTATTAGATCAATCACAAAGGGTGCCTCAAAAACCTTTTGCACTAGCAAACAGTATAATAAAAAAAGTAAGAAACAGAGTAGAAAAAAAATGGTTACCAAAAAAAGAAGAGGGTTCTGTAGAGTATTGTAGTAATCTTCATGAAGTAGATTTTTCAACAGGTAGATGGTTAGTATTAGCACAAGCTAATTACATGTTAGCAGGTATTGGAAATATATTAGATGAAAAAGAATTGTATTGGCAGCGAAGACATGCAGTGCCGAGAGTAAAAAATATTTATGAGATTATACAAAAATGGAATGATTTAAAAAAAGGTGTACCTCTTCACTATAATGACATTAAAAAAATTGTTGCAAAGATGACTAAGAATAATTGGGATCCTAAGTTATTTAAAACAATAATTAAAGATGGTTTTTATGACATAGATACGTTGAAAGAAAAGTACGGTCTTAAAACAGAATCTGATTGGGATGAAGCATTAGATGAAGTAGGTGATGAAGATATTTATAAAATAAAAAAATTAATTAGATCAGGAGAAGATTTAAATAAGAATCCTAGAATTAGTATATCTACAATACATGGTGTTAAGGGTAATGAAAGAGAAAATGTAGTTGTAATAACAGACTTAGCGGGTGCAGCATTTATTGATTATGACAAAAATCCAGATGACACACACAGATTGTTTTATGTTGCCTGTACAAGAACCGAGAAGAACTTATATATAATCGAACCACAAACAAAGAAGGCTTATAATCTATGACAAACAAAGATCTATTTAAAAAAGCAACATACGATTCACTAGACAATCAAGTTGGTGGAAAACATTATAAACAAATGAAGATACAACCTGCAGAGTTTATAAACGAAAACAAATTGCTTTTTGCGGAGGGCAATGCTATAAAATATATATGTCGACATCAGTCAAAGGGAAAAGAAGAAGACATAAATAAAGCAATACACTATTTAGAGATGATATTAGAAAGAGACTATTCATGAAACCTGTATTCAAACCACAAACAGAGTGGCTACCACCAGAATCTTTTCCGGACTTATCAAAGTATGATGAGATTGCAATTGACTTAGAGACCAAGGACCCAGATTTAAAATCAACAGGTTCAGGTTCAGTTATTGGTAATGGTAAAGTTGTAGGTATAGCTGTAGCTGTAGAGGGTTGGTCCGGATATTATCCTATCGCACATGAAGGTGGTGGTAATATGGATAAGAATATGGTCATCAAATGGTTTACCAATGTACTAAAAACACCTGCAATTAAAATATTTCACAATGCAATGTATGATGTGTGTTGGATTAGGTCTATGGGCCTTAAAATAGAGGGTAAGATAGTAGATACCATGATTGCTGGCTCTCTCGTGGACGAGAATCGCTTTCGATATGATTTAGGTAGTTTGGGTCGTGATTACGTTGGAATAGGCAAGAGTGAGGCTGTATTAAAGGAAACTGCAGCGCATTGGGGCATAGATGCTAAATCTGAGATGTATAAACTACCTGCGATGTATGTTGGCGAATATGCAGAACAAGATGCTGTTGTAACTTTAAAATTATGGCAAGAAATGAAAAAACAAGTTGAACATGAAGATGTACAATCTATCTTCGATCTCGAGACTCAACTTTTTCCTTGCCTTGTCGATATGCGATTTTTAGGTGTCCGTGTAGACGTCCAAAAAGCCAACCAATTGAAGAAACAATTAGTTGCAGAAGAAGAATTATCATTGTTAAAAGTAAAAAAGGAAACAGGAATAGACATTCAAATATGGGCTGCAAGATCAATTTCCAAAGTTTTTGAAAAACTAAACTTGCCTTATGACGTAACTGAGAAAACAAAAGCACCATCCTTTACTAAAAATTTTTTACAGAACCATTCACATCCAGTGGTTCAACAAATTGCACGTGCAAGAGAGATTAATAAATCACACACAACTTTTATTGATACCATATTAAAGCACTCACATAAAGGTAGAATACATGCTGAGATCAATCAAATTAGATCCGATCAAGGTGGTACAGTAACCGGTAGGTTTAGTTACAATAATCCAAACTTACAGCAGATCCCTGCACGGAACAAGGAACTTGGACCAATGATCAGGAGTTTGTTTATACCAGAAGAAGGACACACTTGGGGTTGCTTTGACTACAGTCAACAAGAACCACGTCTTGTTACACACTATGCAAGTCTTGATGATCTTTATAAAGTAAATGAAGTTGTTGATGCATACAATGATGAGCCTGACACAGACTTTCATAAGATCGTTGCAGATATGGCTAACATTCCAAGAAGTCAAGCTAAGACAATTAATCTTGGTTTGTTTTATGGTATGGGTAAAAATAAATTACAAGCAGAACTAGGTGTATCTAAAGAAAATGCTGATGACTTGTTTAGAACCTACCATGACAAAGTTCCTTTTGTTAAAATGTTAATGGAAAGTGTAATGCGTAGAGCACAGGATAGAGGTCGAGTTAGAACTTTACTTGGACGTAGATGTAGGTTTAATTTATGGGAGCCTAACCAGTTCGGAATACATAAATCTTTGCCTCACGAAGAAGCGCTCGCGGAACACGGACCAGGGATCAAGCGTGCCTTTACATACAAAGCATTAAATAAATTAATACAAGGATCAGCAGCTGATATGACTAAAAAAGCAATGGTTGATCTATACAAAGAAGGTATCGTACCGCATATACAAGTACATGATGAACTTGATATATCAGTAGATGGTAATGCAGATAAGATAAAAGAGATTATGGAGTCTGCAGTAGAACTAGAAGTACCCAACAAAGTGGACTATGAATCTGGTCCAA